AGCCCGCAGTGACGATATCCACCGCGCCGCGCCATGGGCGGCCGTCGAAGGTTCCAACGTCGTCCCAGACAACAGCCTGATCCAGGGACGCGTCTTCCATCCGCGCCACGAGAGTGGCTGCGGCGTAGGTTTCCCGTTCGACATGGCCCACAGCACGATATCCGGGCAGTGCGATGGTGAGCCCGAGGTCGAGCCCGCCTGCGCCGGAGCAGAGGAAGAGGCCGAAGAGACATGCGTCTCCGGCCCCGGAAGCGCGTCCGGAGGAAGATAAAGCCAGGTCATGCATGTCACGCGGCGGTCTTGCGCTTTCGCGCGGGTTCGGGTTCGGCGTCCGGGTCCGGCGTATCGGCACGGGCCTCGGCATCGTCGCCCAGCCGCTCGGTCCTCACCTGCGCGAAGTTCCGACCGTCGCCGTCGAGGATTGCGTCCTTGCCGGTTTCGGCCTGCCAGCGTTCCACGGCGACATCGACATAGGCGGGGCTGATCTCCATCGCGAAGACGCGGCGGCCGTTGGCCTCGCCCGCCATGATCTGCGAGCCGGAGCCAGAGAACGGCTCGTAGCAAAGGCCGCCCCGCGCCACATGCTGGCGCATCGGGATCCCGAAGGCGTCCAGCGGCTTCGGCGTCGGGTGGTCCGGGCGCTCGTCCTTCGCGAAGGACGGCATCTCCCACGTCGATGGCAGGGTTTCCTCGGCCACTTTCGGCGGACGGTTCGGGCGGCGCCAGCCCATGAAGCAGGGTTCGTGCTTCCAGAGGTAATGCGACCGGGTCAGAACGCCCCGGTCCTTCACCCAGATGATCTGCTGGTGGACAAAGGCTCCGGCCTTTTCCCAGCACGCTTCCAGCATCGCCTGGCGACGCGAGGCGTGCCAGCAATACCAAGCGGCATCGTCGGCGATGGCCTCGGCCACGGCGGCGGCGATGAAGCCGTCGTAGAGTTCTGCCCCCTGCGAACTGTCGTCCCAGGTCGTGCCATAGGATGCCGACCAGTCCTTGTTGCGGGTCGGGTGGTTCGAGCCGTCGTAGTCGACGAGATACGGCGGATCGGTCGCGAACAGCACCGCGCGTTCCCCGTTCATCAGACGGCGCACGTCGGCTGCGCTGGTGCTGTCGCCGCAGAGGAGGCGATGGTCGCCGAGGATCCAGAGATCGCCCGTGCGCGATGCCGGGTTGCGCGGCGGCTCAGGGATGGTCACCGGAGGCACGGAGCCCCCGGCGCCACCTTCTTCACCGTCGTCTTCCGCGACGTAGGCCAGCAGCTTGTCGAGTTCGCCATCGGAGAAGCCGACCAGCGACAGGTCGAAATCCTCGGCCAAGAGATCGTTCAGTTCCGCCGACAGCAGCGCCTCGTCCCAGGTGCCCAGCTCCGTCAGCTTGTTGTCCGCGATGCGGTAAGCCCGACGTTGCGCCTCGGTCAAATGCCCGAGCACGATCACCGGCGCTTCGGTCAGTCCAAGCTGGGTTGCCGCCAGCACGCGCCCGTGGCCCGCGATAAGCTCCCCGTCCTCGCCCACGAGGCACGGCACGGTCCAGCCGAACTCGGCCATGCTGGCGGCGATCTTCGCGACCTGTTCCGCTCCATGCGCCTTCGCGTTCTTCGCGTAGGGCTGCAAGCGCGACAGCGGCCATGTCTCGATCGCGTCCGGGGCGAAGCTCAGCGTCATGGTGGGCAGGATTCCTCGGTCGGGTGGATGCCGGTGGCTTCCGGACTCCGGATGCCGGGCTGGACTCCAAGCGGGGTCCAGCGGGCACCAGCGGTGTCCGGTCGGAAGGCCAGCGTTCATTGGTGTTTGCGCGGCGCGCGCATGGCTCCGGTTTCCGGGTGGCTTCCCAAAAATCCGGCCCTGTCGCTGGCGATGTCCCGCGCTTCGCCCGCCAGCATACGAATATCGCCAGGAAGGAACCGTGCATCGCCGGTCGGTGGTCATCCCCGCACGCGGCTCGCCCGAGCATACCCGAGAACTAACCCAAATCGCCGATCTGTGTCTCGTCGGGAAATGTCTCAGCGAAAATTGTCTCACGCATCAAAACGAACTTGACGACCGAACGCGGTCGACGAGGAAAGCGCGTGAGCGCTTCGTCGGCACTTGCTGCCCGTTGAGCTTCCAGGTGATGACGCTGACGCCGTACTCCCAGCGACGGCACGCCGTGGCGCGGGAGATCCCGAAGCGCCAGCAGATCGGCTTCCACGGCGTGCCCTCGGCGCGCGCCCATACAAGCCGGGCATCGTCGGGTTCCAGCCATCTGAGCCAGGGCAGCGTCGCCTCCATGCGGCTGATGGCGTCGGGCAAGGGCGGCGGACGCTTCATGCGCGGCGGCTCCTGACCGACGAGATCAGCGAACTCATGCACGATCTTCGGCCACACCGAGAAATAGCCTTGCACCCGAACCTCGGGCAGGCGCTTCATGACGTCGGCTGCTTCGATCAGCCGCTCCTCGACCTGTTCGCGAGTCCATTCAGCCATGCCGTTGCTCCGTCGGCTGGCGCCGTCCGCCATAGAGCTTCTCGCCGAGCTGGCGAACGAGTTCCCGCTCGGGCCAGGTGAGGCGCGGATCGGTGGGGCTGACGACGAGGAGGCCCTGCTCGCGCCAACCCTCCCGCTTGACCTCTTCGGCCGACCGGCGTTCGCCGCCATATCCTTTCGGCAGCCATCTCATCGTCCGACCTCCTGCAGCACCGCTGCATAGCCAGCGATGTCGAGGATCGAATCCTGATGCTTCGGATCGTGCCCGAGCCGCGCCAGCTTCAGATCGATGAGGCAGAGCACGACCTCCGCCGGCGTGATGGGCCGGCCGAGCGTGATCGACCAACGTCTGGCGACCACGGCCATCGCGGCGGCCGGCTCGCCGTATATCTTGCGGCGCTCGGCCACGACCGACGCGGCATGCCTGAGCATCATCTCCCCGCTCATCGCACACCTCCCTCGGTCTCGATGGCCCAGAGCAGGATGGCGATGGCATCGGCTTCATTATCGTCCGCGGGCGAAAAGCCGCGCGCGCGAACGGCGGCCATGACGGCGGCCTTGTCGGCGTTGCCCTTGGCGGCGACGTGCCGCTTGATCGTGCCGACGGGAACGCCCTGATAGGCGATCTCGTGGCTCTCACACCAAGCGCTCAGCGTCGCCAGAAAGCCGCCATAGAGATGGGCCGCGTCGGTACCGACATGGCGGCGAACCTCCTCGAAATAGATCGCCGCGAGGCCGCCGGCGTCGGCAGCGATCTGGTCCAGCCAGCTTCGGAAGCGAAGGTATCGCATGCCACCGCCGTCATAGCGGCTCGGTCGGAACGAGACCGTTCCGCTCGTGATCAGGCCGTCATGGCTGCGCAACGCCCAGCCAGTCGTGGTGCCGAGATCGAGGCTGAGAATGGCGCGATGCGCATGAGCCGGATGCGGACGGAATGTGATGACCCCCGCTTCGGCGGGGCCGGTTTCGATGGTCGAAATCATGATTGTCTCCAAGGCGCGCGGGCAAGGGTCGGCTTTCGGATCGAAGACCCATCGCGGCGGACCGGTCGCTGCCGCCTGGAGACGGCCGAGTTGACGGAGCATGCCCATCAGAGCACCTCCTTGAGCCAGTCCGGCGCAACGCCGTTCGGGGAACGTGGTGAGGGATGTTCCCCCGCATGTTCCCCGGTGCAAGCCGTTGAGGAACAAGCGCTTTGGGAAGGTGACGAAGGTGGGGAACGTTTTTCCCCATCCTCTATCGCGTGGGCGCAGCCGCGCACATGCGTTAGTGTCGAAAAACGTTCCCCATGTTCCCCACGTTCCCCGGAGCCTTTTGTTTCAATGGGTTGTGCCGGGGAACGTTGGTTTTCGACGTTCCCCTTTTCGGCGCAACGTTCTCCGCCCGATGCCGCGACACCTTGCGGAAAACTCCCCACGTTCCCCTTCGATCGTGAGCTGCCAGCGCTTGGCCTGATGGGAGACGCCCAGCGTGCGCACGCGCATCTTGCGGCCGTCGATATCGAAGACCCGGTCGCGCATGCGGGCGAGCGCCTTGCCGAGCCGTGTGCGCTGTGACCGGTCGCCCCCGGCGCCGAGCGGCAGCGGCGGCTCGCAGGCCAACGCCACCTCATAGAGATCGCCGGTGCCGACCTCTGCGGTCCCGAAGCGGTCCCACCAGGCGCCGATGAAACTGCGCCAGATCGCGCCCTCGCCATCGGCGGCAGCGAGCATCTCGTCGAGGTTGGCGAGAAAGCCTTCGATCCCGGCCACCTCGAGGACCCCGCCCATGATGCGCGACCAGCTCTCGTAGCTGCCGATCATGCGCGCGCCCCGTGGCCTGCCGGCGGCTAACCAGGCCCGGCACAGCGTAAGGCAGGCCGTGACGAGGCGCGGCCGGTTGGCGCGGACCCAGCTCATGAGATCGGGGTGGCGGAACCCCTCGCGCCGCCAGGGTTGATCAACACGGGCGTCGAGGCGGATGCGCACGATGCGGCGCGCCATCTCGTTGGAGAATTCGGGATTGTTGCCGGTCGCGATCCAGACGCAGCGGATAGGCAATCGCGTCATCTCGGACGCCCCGAGAATGCGGTCCTCCCAGAAGGGCGCGGTGAGCGCTGCCGCGAGCGCCGAGGAGTCGAGCGGGTGACGCAGATTGTCGATGAGCACGATCGAGGGAATCTGGCGCAGCTTGGCGGTCAGCCGCTTGCGCCACTCTTCGTCGTCGCGGCCCTCGGTCATCACGGAGGCGCTGACGCCGGTGAGCACGGTCGCGATTGCGTCGACCATCAGGGTCGCGCCGGTGCCGGGTGTCGGCTTCTCGATCAGGTGGAGCGGCGTCGGCGCGTCGATCATGGCGCGAAGAAAGCCGAGCAGCATCAAGGCAACGGCATGCGCCCGCTCCGCGTGGCCGGTGAAGGGGAACTCGCCGAGCATGTCGTCGACGATGAGACTGCGCGCGGTCGCGATCTCCGCCGGCGACGGGCGCTCCGGCACCTGCGGCACGGCAAAGCCTGGTGTCGGCTGGTAGAGCAGCCGCGCATCGGGGTGGTAGCCGGGCTCGGTCAGGAGGGCGCCATTGCGGCCGAAGACCGGCGTGGTGACGATCCCCGCCAGGACCGGCAGGCCGGGATCGGGCGTCGCCAGCAGCGACTTGATGAGCGGCGTCGGCGGATGCGCGGGAACGAGATCGCCGTTTCGCGCCAGACGCCGCCAATCGGCGAGCTTGGCCAGCATGTGGCGCAGGCGCTCTTCCGTGACCGGCCGGGCCATGGGCAGGCCGTCATCGTCGTGCACGGCCCATGTCGGCATGCCGCCGCTGCGAAAGAGCCACGGCGTGTTGTTCGAGGCGAGCAGCAAACCCCAGCTGCGAGCATGGGCGCGGGCGAGATCGCCCTCATCGGCGCGCAGTTGCGGCAAGCGCCCCTGGGGCTCGACGAAGCCGATCGGGCGGTTTCGGGCGCTATCCTGCGCATCCGTGCCATCCGCCACTGCACAAGGCTCGGCCGCATCGATGATCTGGCGGACCGCGCCCGCGCCGTTGCGCAGCAGAACGTCGTTGAAATCCTCGCCTTCCGCCCGCGGTAGGGCGATGGCGACGCTGCGGCCTTCCGCGAGGAGACGCCGCGCCGCCGCCTCGGCTGCACGAAGGCCAGCGCCCGACGCATCGTGGTCGGCGAGCAGAACGACACGCCGGGCATCTGGTGGCAGGACGACCTGTTCGAGATTGGTGGCCGAGAGCGTCGCCCATACCGCCATGCCCGGACAGGCCGTCATCACGGCGAGCGCCGTCTCGATGCCTTCGCTGAGACCAAGGACAGCATCGTCGCCGATCGAGGCCAGGCGCACCGCACCGCCGCCAACCCGGCCCAGCATCTTCTTCGGCTTTTCGACCTCGGCTTTCGCCGCCCCATCCGGCCGCAGGTAGATGCGGTGCAGGGCAACCACGCTGCCGGCGCGGTCGCGAACCAGCCCGACGATGGCCGGGAACCCGGTCCTCGTGTCCCAATGCGTGAGGTCCGGATGGAACAGGAGGTCGGACGGTGGCGGGACCGTCAGTCCTCGTGCACGTAGATAGGCCTCACCCGGTGTGCCGGCGATCGGGAGGGCCCGCGAGAGGATGATCTCGATTTCTCGAGCAGAGTCTTTCTCATGTTTCGCGGAAGCCGCCGAGGGTTCACGCCGGGCTGGCGCCGCAGCCGACCATCCGACCAGATCGGCGGCATAGGCAAAAAGATCGCGGCCCTTGAGGCCGGTCGCCTGTTCCAGCGTGCTTAGCGGCCCGCCGCCCTGGCCGCCGTCGAAGTCGATCCAGTCGCCGGCGTGCTCGCCTCTGAGCGTGATCACGCAGGAGCCGTTCTTTCGCGGCGCAGCGCCATTGATGTTGGCGAGGCGCCATTCGTCGCCGTTGCGACGGCCGTTCGGAAAGTGCTGCGGCACCCAGGCGCCGGTCCTGTCACGCAGGCCGGCCACGATGGCCTCGAGATCGTATTGAACCGCAGGCGTTCTGGCGGGTGCGATGTCGTTGAAGTCAATCAAGGATCACCAGCCCTTGCTCCGCGCGCGTAATGGCGGTGTAGAGCCAGCGGGCGCGGTCCTCGGCGGTCCGCCCGAGACCGTCGTCGTAGACGATCACGTTCTCCCACTGCGATCCTTGGGCCTTGTGACAGGTAATGGCGTAGCCCCAGACGCTCTCGACTAGCCCCCGCATGTCACGCCAATCGCGGCGCAAGCGCTCGGCGTCGTAGGCGATGTGGTCGTCGAAATGGCCCTTGTAGAACCACTGGCGGCCGGGAACGCTCGTCCCGTCCTCCGTGCGCACCGACGCGCTGAAGGCGAGCGGGCTTTCGTCGCGGATGTCCGACAGGTCGAGGAACATGCCGTTGACGAGACCGAGATCGTGCCGGTTCTTGAGGCAGATGATCTTCTCGCCGAGCCCGCGCGGATAAGCGTCTGGAAAGCCGGCTGCCTGTTTCATCGCGGTATTCAAAAAGAGCCGCGTCGCGTTGCGGCCGCAGATCACCTGACCGCCCTTGAGGAATTGATGCGGGCCGATGTCGGAGCGCCGCATCTTCCAGACGAAGTCGTCGTGCTCGCCGTAGGGAATGGGCATGCTCTGCCGCGCGAGCGTCGCAAGTCGGATGATCGCGCTGGTCTCCGCCTGGCGATGGATATCGGTCAGCATCACGTCGGGATCGGCGTCGGTGAAGGCGCCGTCGCCCTTGATCGGCGGCAACTGGCCGGGGTCGCCGAGCACCAGGATCGGCTTGCCGAAAGCAAGCAGATCGCTCGCCATTTCGGCGCCGACCATGGAGACCTCGTCGAGCACGATCAGGTCGGCGTCGCGGACCAGCGACTGCTCGTTCAGAATGAAACGAGGCTGATGGATGTCGGCGAGCCGGAGCTCGAGGCGGCGGATCTGGGTCTCCGCGAAGGAACGCTCGGCCGGTCGCATTGCGCGCAGGCCGCCGCGAAGCGTTTCCAGTTTGCGGGTGACACGCTCGATCTCCTCGGGCGTCGCCTCGGAGACCTTGTAGATCAGGCTGTGGATCGTCGAGGCTGGCGTTCCCTTCCGGGTCATCACCAGGGCCGCCTTGCCGGTGAAGGCGGCATAGAGCACGCCGCCCGAGCCGCCCGTGCGATCCATCGGTTCGAGACCGAGCTCGCCGATTGCATGCCGTGTGATGGTGGTCTTGCCCGTTCCTGCGTAACCGAACAGGCGGAACACCTGCTGATTGCGCGTGCCGTGCCGAAACCAGTCCTCGATCGCGGCGATTGCCGCCGCCTGCTGCTGCGACGGGATGAAGCTCATCGCTCGCCCTCCCAGCAGCGCTCCGCATAGGCGCACATGCGGCAGAGATAGAAATCTCGGTCTGCGGCGATCCGCGGTGGAAGTTCGCCAGCTTCCACGGCGCGCAGGATATCGACGGCCTTGTCGGAGAGCGCCTGCGCGAAGGGCGGATCGAACCCGACCACCTCGTGGTGGAGCGCCTCGGTGTCCTTGTTGAGCGCCGTGACGAGGGCGGTCTCCAGCTCCAGATAGCCCATGTAGAGCTGGACCTGTGCGTAGTAGACCGGCTTGGAGGCGCGCAAGCCACGCTTGACCAGGTCGTTCCAGGATTTGGCGTTGAGCGCCTTGTGCTCCCAGAGCACGGGCCAGTGCAGACCGACATCGGGGCCAGCGACGATCACGCCGTCGATGTGGCCGCGCAGTCTCCCGCCCGCCGTCTCGAACCCGAATTGTCCGCCGTCCGCGCGCTCGGTGCGAAGGTCGAAGCCCGCGCCGCGCAGCCAGCAGATGGAGAGCGTCTCGAACTGGTGGCCGGCGTCGAAGATGCGCAGGATCGCGCCGTCGAAATCCCGTCCCTCATCCTTGGGCGTATGGGTCACCTCGTAGACGAGCTTGCGCGCGCAGGGCTCGCCGATCCGACTGCCTCCGAGATAATTGCGCGGCGTCTGCCGGCAATTGCGTGCCACCAGTGCCGCATCGATCAGGGCATTGACCCGATCGGACACGCTGATCGCGTGGCCGACGCGGCGATAGATAAAGCCGGAGCCGTGGTTGAGATCGATTCCCATGCGCCACCTCAAAAGGGAATCGGGTCGTCGAGCGGGTCGCGGGCGGCTGCCTGGCGCCGCATCGATTCCTGAAACCCGTCGACGCAGGCCTCGATGATGCGGTCGATCTCTTCCGGCTTCCGGTCGTAGAACGGCGCCATCAGGTCGAGCTCGGTGAGCGTCTCGGCGAGAAACCGGCGCGCCTCCTTGATCGCTCGGGTCTCCATGTCGGTCTTGTCGATCATCCCGTTGTTCCTTTTGGCGAGCGCCGCGCCGACATCGAGGCAGCGCATCGAGCAGAAGCGGTGGTAAGGAAAGCGGTCCCAGCGCAGCTGGTGGACGTAGCCGAAGCCCCGCGCCTCGCGTCCGCAGACGGCGCAGACGGCTACCCGAGCAAGAGCCGGGTCAGGTCCTCTGCGTCGTCCGGCTGATCCTTGATCCGGTGTGAGGCCAGGAAGATGAACCGCGCGATCGCGTTCGCCGCCATGGCTTCCAGTTCGGGAAGCGTGAGAGCGGCGATGGGCTGGTGAAGCCTTCCGCGTCCTTCGAGCCATTGTCCCATCGCCTTCGCTGCCTCGCGCGTGACGTGCGCCTGCCACTCATCGGCCGTCATGACGGTCAGGTGTTGAGCCAGGCCGGGCCACTCGGGGCCGGCGTCGCAGCAGGTGTGGCTGCCGGGGCCGTTGCCGGAGCCGTGCCCGGCTGTGCCGGCCGGCTCCAGGCCGGGGCAGCGCTCGCGGGCGGCGATGCGACGGTCTGCCCCCAGGCCGGAGCTGCGGGCGATGCAGCCTTGGGTCGCGCGCGGGTGCTGGGGCTCGGCGCCAGGACCTCTCCGTCCATCACCTTCCGCCATTCCGGTTCGCTCGGCAGAACCACACGGTCGAGCTTGTTGCTGTCGCCGTAGCGCGGGTCGTCGCTGGGCTCGACCTTGATCTTGGCGACGAAGGTGATGCCGTTGAGGTCGGCCAGACCGCGCAGGATCCGCTTCGCCTTCGCTGCCTCGCTCATGTCTTGCGGATCGAGCCCGAGCGCGCTGTCGATCATCGCGCGGAAGCTGCCCTTGGAGATCTTCCAGCCGATCGAGACGCCGTGTTCGTCGACCTTGCCGCCGGAGACGGTGAACATCTGCCAGAATTTGCGCCGAACGTGCGGGCCCTCGGCGACGGTGAACTCGGCATCCACCATCAGCACGTCGCTGCCGGGCGCGTTCGAGGCCTTGAGGAGCCCCCGGTCAATCTCGCTCTGACCGTCCGTCCCGCCCGGCCGGATGGTCATGGTGACCTTGGCGAAGGTGCCATCGGGGATCAGTTCGCCGCTCTTCTGCGGCTCGGCGTCATTCATGTCGAAGCTCATGACTCGTCATCCTTTCCGGGTTGAATTGATCTTGGAGAGCAGCGCGTCGAGATCCGGCGGCTCGGTCACATCGAGGCGGCCGGAGCGGTCCTTGGCCGGAAGGCCCCAGGGGTTGCCGGAGCGGCAGACGAGCCGGCGGTCTTCGCCGCGCTCGGGCTCATGCCGCCAGCCGTCGCCGTCGCGCGCGAACAGGCTCATCGTGATGACCTGATCCACGATGCCAGGGAGCTCGCGGCCGGCCTTGCCGCCTTCCATCTGCGGCTGCCAGGTCGTGCGGTTGAACTCGTCGGTGACGCGTTCGAGGATGCCGACGAAGATCACGGTCTTTCCGGGAGCGTGCTGCAGATGCTTGAGCAGGCCGATGACCTCGCGGGCGAGCAGGCCATAGGCGCCGCGGGTGTCCGGCTTGCCAGTCTTGTCGGAGAAGGACTCGGGCCGGGTCTTCGCCCAGGCCATGGCCTGGCGCGTAAGGTCGGTGATCGAGTCGACGAAAATGATGCGCTTGCCCGCAATCATCTGAACGAGCTCGGAATAGCTTTCCCT